GAGGTTAGTAATCATTTGATACGTCTCATCTTCATCACTTATATCATGGTCATTACCCCATGTCAACTCATTATTGCAATGCCAGCATTTCATCCGTAAACACCAGCAAAAGCAAACACTATAAACAGTACGAACATTGCAACATTAATCCCTATGAGAACAGGGAAAACATATTTGTCTGCAATATCTTTAATGGAAGGTTCTTTCTTCATGGTGCGTTATATAGCATAACGTCAAATACTGGTAACAACGTAATACTCCACATAATTGCTGTAGCTAAACATATAATCATCTAATATCCTCCATTAATGTTTTGTAAAACTTACATCCATTTGGTTTATATCACCTTGTAACTCTTCTGTTATTTTTGGAATATCTTTTATCATTTCTTCCATTGCAAAACGTATGTCTTCATCTGGCATAACAGTAGAATACATCTCAATAGCGCATTTTATTAAACAAGCTGACATTACAAGCATCTTCTGCGGAGTATGGTCGCTATGTCTTCCTAGAAATTCGTAGAGATTAGATTGAAATTCTCTAACTTCTTGCAAAGCTTCATCTCTATCAAAGTCATGTGCCATTAGCTTCTCCCTACAGAGGGCAAGGGTGGGGTATAACTGGTAACATTTAAGTCAACAACAGCACCACGACATTTTACCCACTGTAACGTATCAATGTTAATGTTGCGGTATTGTTTTGTAGCAGGTTCCCATCCAACAATATACTGGTCAGGATTAGCCGACTGAGGATTACCCTTTGAGTACTTAGTAACATCTAATCGACAAGTCATAATTCTATCAGTTCCATCTTTTTTTATGAACTTAACAGTAAAGAATTTATCGCCAACTAACTCTCTAAACCTTTGAATAAACATAACTTTTTCCTTTTCTAAAAAAATATGTTGACATCATTTTAACCATATGCTAAATCATATAAAAATCATTGTCAAGTAAAAAAGGAAAAAGTTATGTATGAAGTTTTTAACACAGAATTTAGACATTGTTTTGCAATGCCTAATTCTAATACTATGACTATTAAACCAATAAAAGAGTTTACAGAAAATTGGATTAATTTTGTTACTTGTAAAAATAATCTTCCTTTAGGAAAAGCAGTAGTTGTAGATCCTTTTGCTAAAGATTGTAAGTTAGGAACAATAACTAATGATCTTAACACAGAATGTGATACTGACTATCATATGAGAGCAGAAGATTTTTTAGATACTCTTATAGATGAAGGCATAGAAGCAGATGTTGTTATCTATGATCCACCTTACAGTCCTAGACAAATATCAGAATGTTACAAAGCTGTAGGTATCAAAACAACACAACAAGATACTCAAGCATCTTTTTATACCAAGATAAAACAAAGAATAAGAAAGATAGTAAAAGTAGATGGTTACGTTCTATCCTTTGGTTGGAACAGTATGGGTGTTGGAAAGGAAGGTTTTAGATACGAAGAGATAATGTTAGTAACTCATGGTGGAGCGCACAACGATACAATATGCGTAGCACAAAGAAGGATTCCACAATTATTATCAGATATGGATTCAGATGATAAGCTGTTGGAAGATGAGGAATGTCAACTTACACTCTCGATATAGAAACGGACTCTCTTAATCCATCAGTAATATGGTGCGTTGTTATACGCAAGCTGAACACTGGTCAAGTTAAAGTCATAACAAGCAAAGAGGATATGCACCAGTTTAATGAAGATGACGTTATAGTAACGCATAATGGCGTGGATTACGATATTCCTATTCTTAACAAGTTATGGGGTACTGACATTAAGATTGACCAAGTATGTGATACGCTAATAATGTCAAGGCTCTTTAATCCTAACAGGGAGAATGGTCATTCATTGGGAGCGTGGGGAAGACGGCTGGCGTTTGACAAAATAGAGTTTGACAATTTTGGTGGGCTATCTGACAAAATGATTGAGTACTGCCAAAAGGACGTTGAGCTAACAGAAAAGGTTTATCTGCATTTGCTTCAGGAAGGTCGTATGTTTTCTGACAAGTCCATACGCCTAGAACATAACATTGCACACATCATTCACCTACAGAGCAAGCATGGTTTTTATCTTGACGCAATCAAAGCTGACAAATTGTATAAAGAGACATATGAGAAAGCAAAGCAGATAGAGCAAGAACTACAGCAAGAGTTTCAGCCAGTGCCTAAGTTTCTGCGTGAGGTAACACCAAGAATAAAGAAGGACGGCACGTTGTCTCTCGTAGGACTGAAGGACATTGAGGATGCTGACAATACTGTAGCTGGAACATTCTCTCTTTTTAAATTTCAACCTTTTAACCTAGCCAGCCCCAAACAGATTATTGCAAGACTAGATCGTTGTGGTTGGAATCCAACAGTGTTTACACCGAAGGGTTCTCCCAAGATATGCGAACAGAACTTGGAGACAATATCTGACAATGCACCAGCATCAGCAAAGAAGCTGGCAGAGTGGAAGATGCTAGAGTCCAGATGGAAGACAGTAGAGAGTTGGCTAGAGGCTTGTGGTGCTGACAATCGTGTTCATGGCAAGGTGCTGACAATGGGTGCTGTGACAGGCAGAATGACGCACACAGAGCCAAACATGGCTAACGTTGTGTCCTCTGACAAGCCCTACGGCAAGGAATGCAGAGAATGTTTTACAGTTGAAGATGCTGACAATTACAGTATTGTAGGCATGGATGCTAAAGGTCTTGAGCTAAGAATGCTAGCACACTACATGAATGACGAGGATTACATTAACATTGTGTTGCATGGTGATCCTCACACTGCTAACCAGCAAGCGGCTGGACTAGAAACAAGAGCGCAGAGCAAGACTTTCATCTATGCGTTTCTTTATGGTGCTGGTGCAGAGAAACTAGGTAGTGTCGTAGGAGGCACTGCAAGGGATGGTTCTAGGTTGAGAAGCGAGTTTCTTCACAATATGCCATCTCTTAATAGGCTTGTAACAAGAGTAAGAGGTGTAGCTTCTAAGGGTAACGTCAAAGGTCTTGATGGCAGACGTATTATGATACGCCATGAACACGCTGCTTTAAACACTCTGTTGCAAGGAGCAGGAGCAATAGCTTGTAAACAATGGAGTATTTGTATGCACGAATACATACAACGTAACAAGCTAGATGCTCGTCTTGTCAATACGATACATGATGAGTTACAGTACGAAGTCCATAACGATGATGTGGAAGCCATGTTGATAGGTGCTGACAAAACTATGCAGGAGGCTGGTAAGCTTCTTGGTGTAAGACTGACATTAAATGCAGATGCAAAGGTAGGTAAAACATGGGCAGATACGCATTAGAATTACAACGTGGTAAGAAAGCAGAAGTATGTTTCAAGAACATTGCTGAGAACAGAGGGTATGATGTTACCTTTTCTTCCAGACAAGTTGACATGAAAGATCATATAGATCTGTTTCTAAAAAAGAATGACAAGACATTTGGTATTGATGTAAAAGCAAGAAGAAAAGTATCCAGATATAGTGCTGAGTATGATGATGAGCATACATGGGTAGAGTTTAAGAATGTTCGTGGCAATCAAGGATGGTTGTATGGCAAAGCTGACAAGATTGCTTTTGAAAGACAGTTTGATTTTCTTATTGTTGACAGAGAAGAGCTATCTAAATATTGCGAGACTAAAGTCTCTACTGTGTTTGTGGACAAAGCGTCAGATGCTTTGTACAAGTGCTACCAACGAGCAGGTAGGCAAGACGTAATCAGTCGAGTAAATATGGATGATATTCTTTATTCAAATATTTTTACAAAAAATCCAAAAATATGGAAAAAAGAAGTTGACACTAAAAAATAGGGGTGTATAATAGGTTTATTGTGTAACTCTTGACATAGAAGGAGTATTATTATGATTGTAAGAGGAACAGCAGAATGGGCTTCAGTTTTTGAGCCTAACGATCTTAGCGGTAAGTATCAGGTTGACATTTGTAAACTTGATTCAAAGACTGTTAAGGAACTGGAAGCAGTAGGCATCAACGTCAGAAAAGGCGAAGGTGAGAAGTCTGACAAAGGTTCATACATTACAGCTAAAGCTGGTAAGTATCCACCTAAAGTATGGGATCGTAAGAAGAACCCAATGGACGGATCGCAGTTGATCGGCAATGGTTCGGAGATCAAAGCGTCTATTCGTCCATACGAGTGGAACTTCAAGGGTAAGGCTGGAGTGAGTGCAGGTCTAAACAGCCTCATGGTTCTTTCATTAGTTGCCTATGGTGGGGACGATGAGCTTGAAGCAGAGGATTTAGATGCTGATGATGGGGAGGACAACGAAGACTTCTAAGTAGGTAGAGTCACGTTCAAATGGTAGGTAGGGATAGCTCTTAGGGGGTTATCGGTATCAGAGCGAGGGGTTGGGGCTACTGGTAATAACATAAGAACGAAAGAGCAGCATGGCAAAAGTACATACAGTAATTAACGACATCCATACAATGTTAGAAGAAGGTAAAGAGGGCGTTAACGAAAAGCACCTTCAAGAGTTCTTTCGAGCTTTGCGTGATGACATTGAAATATTTTTAGCTCCTGATAATCAAAGTAACAACGGAAGACTAAGGATGTCCTCCATAGGAAAAAGTACAAGGAAGTTATGGTACGAGTTTAGAGACAAACAACCTTCTAAGCTAGATGGTCAGACCAGACTAAAGTTTTTCTTTGGAAACCTTGTCGAGTCGTTTCTGTTGTTTCTTGTACAGGAAGCAGGACATAAGGTTACAGACAGGCAGAAGGAAGTTGTAATAGAAGGTGTCAAGGGACACATAGATGGTAAAATAGACGGTGTTGTAGTTGACGTAAAATCAGCTTCCGACTTTGGATTTAAAAAATTCAAATACAATAACCTACACACTGATGATCCCTTTGGATACATAGGTCAGTTAAGTGGCTACATTCAAGCAGAGGGAGATGATGTAGGTTACTTCTTAGCTTACAATAAGAACAATGCTGAGATGGCTCTGGTAGAAATTGATGAGCTAACGATGTTGGACGCAGAGCAACGCATCAAAGAGTTAAAGAAGATTATGAAACAAGAGGAGGTTCCAGAAAAATGCTATTCAGATGTAGAGGAGGGCAAGCAAGGAAATAGAATACTTGACAGGAACTGTAACTTCTGCGATTATAAGTATGAGTGCTGGCAGGATGCAAACAAAGGTAAAGGTTTAAGAGTCTTCCAATATGCCAGTGGTTTAATGTATTTCACGCACATAGAGAAGGAGCCTAGAGTAGAAGAGGTTTTGTAATGCAAGCTCGAAAGGAAAAAGATAAAGTATGGTATATCAAGTGGGCATCATCTCTAACGTTGATGCTTGGCATGGTACTCACAGCACAAAACGTATTTCCTTACAATCTGTATCTTCACGTTCTTGGCACAATAGGCTGGATGTATGTTTCTATTGTGTGGAATGATCGTGCGCTCATTGTAATAAACAGTGTCGCATTGTCCATATTTTTTAACGGAATAATATCAACAATGGTGAAGTAATGGCTTATAAAAAGACACATCAACCATGTCCAGATTGCGGTAGCAGTGACGCTTTAACTATTAACGAGGATGACAGCACCTTTTGTTTTTCTTGCGAAAGCTACAAAAATGCACCAGATGAATTAGTAGAGGAAGATATGAAACATAACGACATAAGTCCTAAATACCTGTCTTCTGGGAAGACTCTTGCTCTTCCAGACAGGGGAATAACAAGAGATACCTGTCAAGCTTACGGTGTTACAATAGAAGGAACACAACAATACTACCCATACTACAATGAGGATGGTGAGTGGATAGCCAACAAGGTAAGGGGTAAGTCCTTTGACGGACACAAAACTTTCCAGACTATTGGAAACTGGAAAGACGCTACACTGTTTGGTCAGAATAAATTCTCTGCTGGCGGTAAGTATGTAACGTTGTGCGAGGGAGAACTTGACGCTCTAGCTGCTTATCAGATGATGGGTTCCAAGTGGCCTTCTCTGTCTATTCGTAATGGTGCAGCGAGTGTCGTTAAAGACATAGAGAAATCTTTTGAGTACCTTATGAAATATGACAACATAGTAATATGTTTTGATAATGATAAGGCTGGAAGGAAAGCAGCTAAGAAGGCTGCTGAGTTGTTGTCTCCTAAAGGTAAGATTGTGCATCTGGAAAAGAAGGATGCTAACGAGTATCTTATTGATGGTAAGATAAAGGAGTTTATGGACGCTTGGTGGAATGCTGACAGCTACACGCCAGACGGCATCGTTGCTGGTACTGAACTGTGGGACGTTCTACAGGAGGGGCCAGCTAAGACAGCAGTAGACTACCCTTATGACGGCATGAACTTAATGACCTATGGTATCCGTATGGGTGAGTTAATAACAGTGTGTGCTGGAACTGGCATAGGTAAGAGCAGTTTCTTAAAGGAGATCATAAAGCATATCTTTGACAACACAGAAGACAACATAGGCATGATGTTCATGGAGGAGAACGTGCGAAGCACAGCAGAGTCCATGATGGGTCTTCAGCTAGGTAAGCAGTTACATCTTCCTACCACTGAGTATACTGAGCAGGAATACAGAAGAGCGTATGATGAGACTGTTGGTTCTGGAAGATACTTCTTCTTTGACCATTTCGGATCAAATACTATAGATAACATACTAGCACGAATAAGGTACTTTGTCAAGGCTGTAAAGTGCAGGTACATCATATTAGATCATATCAGTATACTTGTTAGTTCACAACAACACGCTTATGATGAGCGTAGAACAATAGATGAGTGCATGACTAAGATAAGAACGCTGATACAGGAGCTTAACGTTTCACTGATACTGGTGTCTCATTTGCGTAGACCGATGCAGGGTTCGCATGAGGAAGGGCTGAATACTTCGTTGTCCGACTTGCGTGGATCTGCTAGCATAGGACAACTAAGTGACATTGTTGTTGGCTTGGAACGTAACGGTCAACACGATGATCCTGTAGAGCGACATACAACTTACGTTAGAATAATAAAAAATAGATTTTCAGGCTTGACAGGTTTGTGTGCGAAGCTATACTATGATTTTACAGATGGTCGTATAAGAGAGAAGAGTTTAGACTTTGATGATAAAGATGACCACGATGACGGAGATCTTGATTAATGCCACTAGTGTCTATGTATAAAGTAACAAACAATGATCTAATAGACAACAAAGATTGTATCTTTATTTATCTGGATCATAAGCGCAGAATAGGTGATCCACCTGTCAACGCAGATTTCCGACACG